ATCCCCCTGAGTATTGTACTCCAGAGAATAAGCGCCGACCGACGTAAGACATGCTCCTGTGGTATTGGACTGAAGAGAGTAAGTCCCCAATGCTGCGTTACCACCCGCTGAGGGGTCGTTCACAAGACCTGATGCTAATCCAACAAAAGTGTTGAGAATGTTATTGCTGTGAATCCGTATCGTTGGTGTGCCGTCTGACATGTGAATAATTAGTCGATCAGCATTCAGCGTGTCTGCAGTGACCGTACCGAGCGATGCCGTTGCCTGTCCGTTTTCGATATACTTATTCGCCGTCCACCATTTCTTCGCCCAGATCGATGAATCTGGAGAAAGGCTGGCCGTGTCCTTCTTCGCAAAGTAATCCACACCGGCAATCGTCGCCTTGAGATAATTCCCTACCACCTTCGCGCTGTCGATCTTAGCAAAGGCGGAACCACCGATTTTGAGAGCGTTTACTGTTGTTGTGATGCTGTCCGATCTGAAATTCACATTACCGATCTTCCCTACCAGAGATAGCGTAGGCTCACCCGTTGAGCTGAAAACCATATTGACGGAGGACGTGTCTATGGCCTGTGCAACAGTAGTAGAATTAGTGTTTATATCGGTATCAACAAAATTGAAAGCATTGAGATTCGTCCCAGTTGAGGAAACTGTAGTCTGTTTGTGGAGCAAGTTCACCGCCCCGATTCCGAGGTTGCCTGTTTGGCTTATAGTGACTTTGTCATGGCCCGAACCCAACGTTGCGCCTGTTGCGATACCAAATTTACCCCCATCTGCATAATTCGAGCCGAAAATCCATTCATCGGTGGTTGCTGCAATGAACCTGACTCCTCCTGCCGAAACAGAAGTAGATGTGGTGACAATATCGAGATAGCCACTGCTTGCATTAGCCTCAAATTTGGCAACTACCCCTCCAGTGTTTCCTTTGACGTGCAAGTTTCTTGCCGGAGTCGCCGTTCCGATCCCAACATTGCCAATGGAATCAATGTTCAAAATTTTATTTCCAGTTATTCCCGTTACCGAGATTTTCGGCTTACCCGACGCCGTGAATGAAAATGCAATACTACTGGTGTCCGTTGCTTGCGATTGTGTAGAACGATTGAGGTTTTTGTCATTGCGAACATAATTGAAAAGTCCCACACTGTCTGGATTTGCAACGACTATATCTCGTGACTCTATACCGCCAGCCATGAAATCTCGATCAGAAGTATAATTCACATCCTTCCATGCTAATTTGGTTTTTCCTGACGCAACAACGACATTCCTTATTGATACTATGCACCCAGGATCGGCAGAAATGAACACTCCATCGGCGGGTTGCTGCGTTACTTCGATGCCATCAAATGAATAATAACCACTTGTAGCCAGGGTTATCATTGGTGTCAGTGTATTATCGCTGAAAAAGGTGCATTCTCTAAAAGATGCTCTCGCTGTTGTCAAAGTGACAAAACTTACCGACACTGATTCCATACGTACACCAATAAACATCCCTTGTTTTAATCCATTCGCGTCAGCACGGATACCTTGTTCAATCTGCCCGAACTCAGAACCCGAAAGGACGAACGCATCCGCATCTACACAATAAACGCCCACAGTGCCAGATGTTATAGGAGCGCTCCCGGCAAAGGAACAGCCAATACCAGTAGTGGAGTTAGTCGCGGTGCCTAATACCCATCCAGTATCACATCGTTGTGTCATTACATGAATGAAAACGGGATAGTCGCAATAACGTGTAAAAATGCCCCTACCGAAATCGCTTATGTAAATATTCTCGAATAATGGTGCATTCTTAACCGAGCTACTGCTTAAATTGATACCCGTTCCATTACTGCCTGTTGGCGCAGTGATCCCAATGTTCTTGATTACAAAATTATATGTAATGGATGTCGATTGTTCCTTGATCGCATCTGAGTCATTTACTGTGATCCGTATGATAGATTTGCGTGGCCCATCGCCAAGAATTATCGCGTTTGACCAATCGTTGAGATAGATAGGTGATGATATCTTGTACGTCCCACTTGGGAAATATAGTGGTATTGCCTTTTGCTTCGCCTGCGATATTGCTGCTGTAATCGCGGCGTAATCATCTGTCGCGCCGTCACCTTTTGCGCCATAGGCTTTGACATTACAAACCTGCCCGGTGTCTTGCAATGCGGCGCGCACAATCCCGAAGGCCATCGTATCAGTTAGCGTCACAGGTCTGATATAATGCCATCCCGCAGGCTTCGTGAGCCATCCCCCCTCTCCGGATGTGCTCGTGAAATGTAATGACGTTCCCGTTGCCGCGCCGATTGCGTAGTCCTCGCCGAGAGCTTGATACTGATTCGCTGTCCACCATTTCTTCGCCCAGATCGAGGAATCAATCGCTGCTGTGGCTGTTGTCTGTGTTGTCCCGTCTGCAAATGTGACAAACTTAACCAACGGCCCGACGTTCGCACCGAACTGGTTCTTTACCGTGTCTTCCCCAGCCCTCTTCGACCAGTTGACAATCTGACTCTGGCCGAAGACATACACTGGCAGAAACAGACTCAGAAAAATAAACTTCTTCATTCCTCAGCGTTCCTCTTCTACGGTATGCACTTGCTTGCGCTTGATGATGCCATACGGAGACTGAGCCTTTGCCATTAACTTGACATCCACTGCCGCTGAGAGGCCGTGATACACGGTCCCGCCTGATGCCCAAGCCCCATCCCCTACCGAATCATCGAGGCTGATCGTATCCGCATCGACTCTTGTGACCTGGAACCATCCGCTGGCTCCCGTCAGGCCCACGATTCCACTCACGTACACGGTATCGCCGGTATGAAAAGGATGACTGGGCAGGGTAAGCAAGATCGGAGTTGTCGCGATCCCACCCGTAACACTCTGCGGCTCGAATTGATACTCTTCTTGACCGTTGACCAGTTCGAGGTAAATCACTTTCTCAAGAAGCAGCATCTCGGAGCAGATTTCATTCTGCGACCATGTCGCGGCCAGATACACAATGTCCGGCGACACATCGATGCTCTTCTCGCCGAACAGGTGGTATTTGCGAACATACCCAACCAGTTGCTGAGTCGTCATCCATTCACCTCGTCAATAGGTGGAGAGGGCCCCGCCCGCGAAAGTAGGGTCCTCCCCCCTGGGGTTGGTGATGCGGATTCCTACTGCTGGTGCACCGGAATAACGTCCACCTTGATCTTACCCACCCATCCGTACAGAGTGCGACTGTATGGATTGACGTTCACGATCTTCAACCGCGTATACGGTTGTACGCCCCCGTATTGACCCGTTGAGATCACAAACGTATTCATAGCGATCGTCGTACCCGCATCATACGCGCCCGGATACCAGGTCGTCGAATCTGTGCCGATAGTATATGACTTCCACGTCGTGTTATCGGACGAGATTGAATACCTGACTCCAATGACCGCCGAATCCGAGGTGAAGACGTTCACGTAGTACAAGGTCGTATCCGGTGAGATCGCCTTCTGCGGCTGAGTCGGCGGCAGGTTGATGATGAGTGTATCCGTCTGCTTTACGCCAGTACCCTGCCACTGGAAACGGTACAGATACCCGTTCGGCACTGTCACCAGTTTCGAAGTCCCGTACGTGAAGGTGTAGGTTGTGGCGCTCAGAGTACCCGACACGATCAACGCCGCCAGAAGCACGGCCAGTGCCCCGACCATTGTGATGAAGACTTTCTTACGCATAACTGTTTCCTCACTTTCTTACTTGCCCCTTTATGGGGAATGAAAAGACTACGCTGTCACTGCCTTCGGTCGTCCTCTCTTTTTGGCTTGACTCTCCTGGGCTTTGAGATGGCCCCTGAGATTGGTTGTTTCATCATGCTCCGCGGCCAGTCGTGCGAGAGTTTCCTCCGGCGTCTCGGGAACATCGTCGGCTTCCGGCGGGGGCTTCGGCTCTCCCTCTGCCTTTAATTGCTCCCTGAGCGTATCGATCGGACCCTTGCCCCGAATCACTTGGGTCATCTTCAGCGTTGCCGGGTTCCTCAATTCCCCCAGTTTCGCAATTTCCCGACCGTATTTCAGGTAGTCTTTCAGGATCTCGAACTCCGCCTCGCTAACCGTTGCGCGGCCATTGGTGAATCTCAGTTCCCGGTACGACTTGCTATCATTGGCTTTGAGAGCCTTCGGATAGTAGCCCCCGAGATAAATGCACTCCAGGTGAATCAGTTTTTGCGTACTCATGTGAGTACCCTTTCGTTAAGAGGTTTGAGAACCGTTATCGTGAAATTTTCCCCGAGACTTCCTCAAGCCGCTGCTCGATGGCGATTGCCGTGACAAAACCGTCCTTGAAGAAGTTGTCGATCGGGTTCTGGACATTCATCTTGTACGTGGTCGGCATGAACACGCGCTTGCGAATGAACATCGGATGAATGACGTATCCATCTCCATCTCTTGCCTCGGACAGAACCGGAGCCTCTACGAACGACCAGACCTTGCCCGCGAACTGAATGTCGGAGATGTCCACACCCCACGTTGACTCACGCGTGGTGATCCGCAGGCTGGGGTTGGCGAGTTTATTCACCGCCCCAAGCAGCGTGCCCGATGCCATCACGAGTCGCTTGTTGCCGCCTGTGTACGCTGGGTTGTGGATCTGGGTCATGAAGTTGAACAGCTCGTCCTCGTCCAACTTGTCGCCGTAGCTGAAACTGTTTGAGGAAACCTGAGAATCGATGCCGCTCATCTGGTATCGGTTGTAACCCGAGACATTATTCGGGTCATAAACGCCCCTGGCGAGCCACATCGCGTATTCCTGGTCGAGCGCGTGTTTCTTGCGGGTGTTTTCACGCAGGCGCGCCCGCTCCGGGATCGTGTACTGCCGATTCTCGGCTTGCACGTTCGTCACGTCGTAGTAGTCCTCGAAGATCTGGATGTATTGGGGATACACCGTCGGGACGGTCTGATGTGAATACCGCCCGCTGGAACCCTCAACCATCGCCGAGAACAGTCTGCGAATGACGCTCCCTACGGTAACAGCCACAACGCCATAGGTCTGATCGTAGGGATAGGCCGTGATCGTTGTGCTTGAGACTGCGGTGACGTAACACTGCTTCACGTGGCTCGCATCCTCCACGCCATCGGCGATTTCAATGACATCGCCGGGATTGAAATACTTGGCCTCCGTGGTTGAGAGCACGATAGATTGCGCCACTCCCGCTGCGGTCGGTGCAGCCGCGGTCGTGCACGCGCCCGTACGCGGAATGAAGCGGTCCACCGCGAACTTGTAGATGTGTGTTCCCACCTTTGCTGACTTCAGTTTCGACACCAACGCCAGCAACGGGGTCTCCGACTCGTGATCCATCGTGAGCTCGGCACTGAAATCTATGTTGATCGTCGTGCCGGTCTGCGACGTGATCGGAGCATTTTTGTAGACAACGGGTTTGTCAGCCATAGTGCTAACCCTTCCTTTCTACAACTTCTAGTTTCTCCGTCAGGGTTTGGGTCGCGCGTACACACCAGAGCGGGCGAACTGGTCCTCCTCTACTGAGTCAACCTGTTTCGTCAGGAGGTACTTCGTCTCTTCCATCACTTGCTGCCCCAGTGTCTTCTTCCCCTCTGCTCCTCGTGTTCCTCCCCCACTGGGACCAGCGAGTTTGAGAGTCCTCTTCTGCAGCTCCTTGTACTTTGCGATCTTCTCCGCTAACGTCTTTGCATCGTTATTTGGAAGTGCCGCCTTTGGCCCGCCGGTCGTCGGTGCGACTTCGGGAAGAATCTGGTTTACCGCCTTCCGTGAGGCGTAAACCTTTTCAAGCGATAGGTTCATTGTAGAAGCCTCGTTCAGCATCGATGTCATCTGCAGCACCCTGACTTCATCGTCTTGCTGAACCGCTTGACCTTGGTTAATTTTGCGCGCAACCTCGCGTATGTCCTCGGATGTCCGATACTGCGGGTGCGTCAACTGAAAGTCCGTCAAAATCGTGTGGACGAGATTCGTCTGAATCTTCTGCTCGCGCAGCCCGATCTCTTGCTCCTGCTGATCGAGTTCGCTCAACTGTTCCTGGGCATCCTGCTTGGCATTGAACTCCCGGAGTTTTACATAGTTGGTCTTGCCAGTGTCGGGGTCTTCGATGTCCGCCTCGGTGACAGTAGACTTGGCCTTTTCTTCAAGGCGCTTTCTGTCTCGCTCAATCCGGGTCCGAGTCAACTCGATCTCACGGCGCTCCTGCTCCAATGCCCGCTTCTGCTCGGAAACACGATCCTTCTCAAGCTGGAGCTGTTTCACATCCTGGGCTACAACCTTCTGTCGTTCTGCAACGGCAACGTGAGCCGCTTCACGGTTCTGGACACGAGCGAACATATCGACGTTCTTCTCAAGCGTACCTGCCGACAAAATTAGGTCGCCGAGCCCCGTTTCCTTGCGATACCTCGCTTCCATCTCATCGAACGGGACATCCTTGCCAGCGATCTTGTACGTCTTCGTCGGCTTCTCGACTTCGGGTTCAGGCTTTTCCACTTCCGCTTTGATCTTGTCGAGAGCCGCCTGCTCCTCGTCGGTCAGCGCCGCGCCGGTTTCAACCTTCTCCTCAATCGTGGCGAGCGTTTCCTCGTCGATCGCGGCGGGCTTGGTTTCCTCTTCCTTCTTTTCTTCGCCCTCATCGGCCTTTTCCGGCCCTTCAGGCTTCTCAACTTCCGCCTCTGGTGATTCGCCTTTGAGTCTTGCCTCTTCAGCCGCCTCAAATTCGCTCGCGGTTGGAAGCTCGCTGCCCGTGTCCTTGCCGAGCATTGCCAGCGCATCATCCATTATGTCGGAACCGCTGTCTGCTGGTTCTTTTGCCATTGGGATCTCTCCTGCTCGCTTGTGCGAGCGTTGATGAAATGAAAAAGCCCAACGTAGGGCATCTAGTGTGTGCCCCACATTGGGCTTCGTTTGGATTAAGCTCTTACAGAGCTATCGACCGTAAGCCTGTCGATATGGCTTTGATTCTACACTTTCGTTTCCACCTCTACTTGCCCGGAGAGTCCTCCGGTTTGAAGATTCAGTATTATCTTCCCCGTGAAATCATCGGGAATCTGCTTTGATCTCAATTTCTCTGCCAGCTTCTGAAGGAGTTTTTCGATCTTGGAGTCGGTCATATTACCAAGTCAACGAGCTAATCATCGCGTCTTCTTGTCTCAGTTTGTGCTTTAAGTATTTTCGCACTTTAGGATCAAAGGCATTCGCGATCTGCCTTTGTTGCTTCCTTGTTGTCTTCTTCCAGTTTTCGCTCTCGAAATCGCAGACTTCAACTGTGCCCGGAATTCCGCTCTTCCACCGCCAACGCAATCCATCATACCAGATGTGCCTTAGAGTGCCTTCCTTCGGCGGCGCGAACAACTTCTGCAGGAACGAATTGAACCATTCCTCGCTTCTCTTGACCGTCAGAGGCCAGCAAAGGCAGAAATATCGACCACGCACTCTGTTGTCGAACCTCAGAACCGGAACCCTCATTCGCGCACCTTCTTGTCTTTCGCGATCTTGAAACGCTCCACGTCACCCATCGGAGTCGGGTCCTTGCCCATAATGTCCATCCGCTTCTGAACGAGCAACTTGCTGCAGTCTACTTGCGTCATCGTCGGGCTGTGATGAACCTTCTTGACGGCCTTCCTCGGAACCATCCCGTGCTCAACTCCAGGAAGCAATCGCATCTGGGCCTCAGCCTTTTGCTTCGTCGTTCCCTTCGCGTGAACTCCGCTGGGGCCGCTTACCTGATACTTGCCGCTCGGGAGTTTCTTCTCGTGATATGGCATTGTCTTAGACTCCTTCCTTGCCCACATTTTGTTCAACATCGACAACCCTCGCGTTCCTCTTACGGAAAGCGATTCCGAGTTCGTCCCCGACGGGTTGCCGCGATTCAGAAACACCCAACCACTTCACCAAATCGCCAACACATTCTTCACAGAGTTCAGCATAAAACTGATACTTGTCCCCAACCCAGCCCCGGCATACCTCAATCGTGTAAACACCTTCTGTATCTTTGCCACATTTGATGCAGTTCCCAAGTCGTCCACTCATTGGGGTTCCTTCTAGTCGTATGGGCGCGAAGATTCTAGCGCCAATTCAAGACAGAGATCAACCAATCTTTTCAGCAATCTTCTCACTTGTAAATCTGTTTGGCAAAATCCTCGCCCTCCTTTTCCTCGGCAAGTTTGTGGATCTCAATGCGAATCATTGTGACCTTTTTGCCATTGAGCGTGTCTTCGCTCATCCCGGTTTTCCGGCACCGCGCAATTAGGTCGAACTCTTCGCCAATACCAGCCTTCGCGAGTTTCGGAAAGTCGGATGCCTGAACGCTGATGGAATCGTAACTCCGCTGAGGTTTGATATTCACTCCCATTGCGTTCCCTTCAGCAACTCGTGGCAGGTCCCAGATTCTTCCAATATCAACGAACTTGCCCATACTCCCTCCGACTAATGTTCTTAAATGCTTGTTTGAACCACGACGGCCTTTGAATCCACGCCTGCAGTTCGTCGCCTTGCCGCTTCTGCTCTTTCTCGATCCGCGTCAAACTCTCCACAACCGCGTTGTTGACGTGATCGATCTGCTCGCTGATGAGGCCGAACATCTTAATGACCTTCAAAATCTCGGTCTCGCCGAAGGTCGCACACGGACAAAGATTCATCTTCAAAGTGCCTGACGGCAACTTGGTGAACGACAGATAGCCGCGCCCGTAGCAGTGGCGGCAATTCGGATCTGCGCGCAACTGAATCAACACATCCTCGAACTCGTGAATCGGCAGAATGGGCCGCTTCAAGTCGAGGTTGTTGACTTTGAGGTCTTCGCCGTTGCTCTTGTCGATGATGGTGTCGGGCATTGCCTATACCTTATTGCTGTGGTTGTTCTTTTGCCGCTCCTGGTTGTCCCGTCGCTTGCGGCTTCCCAATGCCTTGGAGCACATTTGTCACCGCCCGCAGCAGGTCCGGCCTCTTCGCCAGTTCCCTTGCAATTTGAATCAATTGCTGTTCCGCATCCAGGTTCTCAACCAGTTCCTCGGGATTGGGTTCGTTCAGGCGTTCGAGCGTGTCTACCCTCGGCAGAAGCCCGATTTTGAACATTGCCATCGCTTTGTTCGCCTTGTACTGCGGATCGTTCGACATGTCCTGATCCAGCGAATAGCGAATGTTGTAATCTGCATCCTTCTCAGCCGATATGTCGTTGACGACGTAGACCTTGATCTGACTCGGCTGCGGATTGACCGCCCCGATGAACTCTTCCTCACTCAGCCCGCTCTGCTCCTGCAAGTGAATCAATTCCTCAATGCTGAGCTCCTTGTTGCCGATGACGTAGCCTTCCATCCCCTTGGGGTCGATGTCCACACAGTTGGATTGCTCGAACTTCTTCTTGGCATCCGCAAGTTGCTTGGTGATGCCTTGAATTTCTGCCGGCGTTGCGCCTTCAAGCGGGATCTCGAACAGCTCGTGGAGGTTGTTCTGATACTGCTGCTCCGTCCATCTCTGGTTGATGGGGATGTACCCGGGCATTCCCCTGCGTGCATTCTGCACCGGGAAGAAATCCGGCTCGCTCTCAAATTCAATTATCATCCTCACCATCAACTTTGCCAGCATCGTCAGTGCATACGCAATCGTGATGTCTTTGCGGCCCTGTGATTGCCTATCCTTGGCAATCAACATCTGAAGCGCTTCGCGGGAGATTTGCTTCGACGGCAACTGCCCCATTGACGCGCTGTGCTTGGCCGCGATGTCTTGAATCCAGCCCAGGAGCATCTGAACCATTGAGGTCACGCCCTCGTTCAATTGCGGAATGCTGTGAATCGCCTTGAGTCCCGGGATAACCCCGCCGTGTTCAGTCTTTTCGTCCACCTCCGCTTGCATCTGCGCGTAGATTAGCGGGTCCACATCGAAAAACGGTTTGTTGGTTCTCTTCGTGTTGTATAGCCACACGCTCACCAGCACATCCAGGAGATCCAGCAGGTTGGAATAGATTTCCACATCCCCCATTGGGTACAGTTGCACATCACTGTCAATGTCGACCACCGGAATCAGCACATCCATCCCAAACGGGTTCTCCTCGATGTGGAAAGTTCCCACCGTGGTGTTAAACAGCGCGGCGTAGTATTTTTCCTCTTTGTCGCCTTCAAAAACCATCTGCTCTGTTACCGGATTCTCCTTCATCTTCTCGTACTCGTCTTGACCAATTTCTTCGACTTCCTCCTCTTGTCCGGTAGCCTGGTAGTAGTGCGTGATGGTCTGGTGGAAATGCACCTCGTAGCCGGTGCAGAACTCCTCTGTGGTGGATTCTGTGCGCTGATAGGCTACGTCATATTCGCTGTCTGAACCTAGATGATCGGGTTTGAACGATGGGTAAATCTTCCACTCTTCTCTCGCCTTCTCGACTTCGAGTTGGAACCTGTGGGTCTTGCGCCTAGCCGTCTGGAAGAACGGGCCTCGACTTCGGCAATCCACAAGCACGTCACGAGCACTCACAGTCGAGACCTCGCATCGCCCCTTCAAACCGTTGGCTTGGGGATCGTAGGTGGCTTTTATCCAGTGCAGGCCCCTGGCGAAGCCGTTATCGAACGCGGGGAAATACACAAGCGTCGGCAGCATCTCCGAGTCTTCGATGTACTCGACTCGACCCTGGAGAATCTGCGCCATCTTCTCTTTTCGTTTGCGGCGGGCTTGAATTGAGAGTTTGCGTTTGATACCCAGGAAATCGCCGAGCATTGCCTCGTGGTTTATCCGCGCCCGGTTCAAACTCACCAGTTGTGGGTTCTTGGCGTCGTCTTCAGTCGCAGGGTTGTTCGCGGTCGCCAGATCCCCGAGATAATCCTGCGAGAAGCCCGTCACCGATATGTTCGATGTCAACCTGTCGTCGATCTTGTTGAAGGCGCTGATGCGCGTTGTTAGGACAGCGTTATCTTCCTGAATCCAGCGCCGGATCATCGCGTCGAAGACAGCTTTCTCGTTGTCGTCGTTCAGATCGGGGATTTTGATAGTCATTTCCCCACCGCGATTGCGCTCTTGCCGTCCCAAATCTGGCCCGTCATCTCAAGTTCTTTCCTTGTCCTTCCGCATTCGCCGCACTTGTTGTCGCTTTCCAATCCGGCGACGGCGTGACCGATGACCTTGCATTTGGCCGCACCAACCAGGAGATGCACTATTGCAGATCTGCTTGAATGGCCGTGAAAAACTCTGTGCATCGGGTACGTCGTGATGATGCCGAATTCATCGGATTCCGCATTCAGGCCGCTCAGGTCCTTGTAGAGCGGGCTGTCTTCTTTGCGCCGCCAAGCATCGGGTGTGTCTTCCCAAACGCCGTCAGCCTGCTTTGCCTCGTCAAGAGAAATTTCACGGTTGCTCATATCACTTGCTCGGTGTTGGTTCGCACCTTTTAAGCAATTGTTTGAACCTTTTCCATTGCTCTTCTGATATCTCTGCAGACACAATTAACTCATCCCCCTCAAACGACATCGAAACGCAACCCATATCGCAAATTGTGACTGCCGCATCCCGACAAGAAACCCTCAACGTCCAACGCATAACGACCTCACTGGTTTGGTCTGACGGTCTCACTCGTCACTTGGTCTCGCAACTTGTTCATATCAATTTTGCGGTCTCCCACCCGCTCATTGAGGAAGAAAAAAAATCCCTGGAATGTCGGTTGTTGGTTTTGGACATAACAATCGCCACCATACCATTCCATCAGGATCATTAAGCGTCCGATCAGTTCGTCCATGCTCCCTCCTCAGTTTTTCACTTCGCAATGCTAGTCCAATCGCGAATCTCTCTCTTGAGATACAACGGTATGAACCCGAGTAGGAAATAGCCAGTCCAAACATCATAAAAATCGTCCTCATCTCTCTGTCTGACCCAGACTCTCTTGACAAGCATTCTTTCCTCCTCAGTTCGGATGCAACTCAATCACTCCCAGGCTTACCGTCAACCGCGTGATGGTTTCAATCTGCCAATGGCCAGGCATCGGCTTTGAAATACGAACGACCTGGCCCATATTATCACCTGCATCGGGCCCGGCGATGAAATCCCACGATACTACTTTCAGATCCTTACAGGGTGACATCTTTCCAGCTCTTCCTCTTCTTGCTCGGAGGCGTGTGAGACTCGGCCACGATCTCGTACCACTCCTGCTCACGCTGTTTTGCCTTCGGCGGTGTCGCGATCAGCCGCATAAACGCGTACTTGAACCCGTCATAGTCGTGGTCATCCTGTCCGTCTTTGATGTCGTTGGGGTCATTGGGATCTACCACTAGAGCTGGTAATGTTTGAATGATTGACTTGCATCGCGGCAGGAAAAACAACCTCGGCGGGCGTGTGATCGTCCCCGCCGGGGTCGCCTCAAAGTGCAGGTAGTCTTGTGTCGCCGAATTGCACGCCAACCGGAACCGATATTCTTCCGTCGCTTTCTTTGATGCCGGGAATAGAATCGGTGGCTTGAGTCCCTTATCTTTGAACTTCTTGCTCCAAATCCCCTGAACGATCACATACGGGGTCTTCGTGCTTCCCACGTCTTTCCCCGTTGCAGACCACATATTGGTATCGCCGATGATCGCTAGGTTCTCGCCGATTTCGCGCTCAACCATCCAGTCCGCAGACTGCTCGGCGAATTCCGATGCCGTCAGGCCCGACGGTTTCTGATCGGTCGGCTCCGTGTGGAACTCATACTCGATGAATACATTGGCCTCGTAGTCTGATGCCAGGAACTCCATCGTCTTCACGTTGCCCCAGTCCAGGCCGGCGAGTCGCCGCCATTCCTTGGGCAACACTCTGTCTTTTTTGAATACGTGGACCGGGCTGGAGAACTCAGAGAAGAACTGGCCAAAGACTGTGCTCCAATCCCCTTCTGCCAACGCCTTGCGCCTGTATGGATTGGGGTCGTTGAAGAGGCGCGCTAGATATTTGTTGTCGTTGCGGTAGTAGGGGTTATCGAACACCGTGGCGAAGATCCGGCGATAGGTCAAGACATATCTCTCGCCCTTGAAATCGGCGGTGAAGGTATGAACCTTGCCTGGTTCCTTGAAATCCACGAACCTACGCTTAACCCACGCGTGACCGACTCCACCTGGGTTGGCTGTCCACCTTACTGTTGCTTTGAGGTTCGCGTCGGTGGTGCGATTCTGCAGGACAAGGAAATCGAACATCGCTTCATCGAACTCTTCGAGCTGGTCGAACTTCAAGTCTGTGATCTCCCAGCCCTGATACTTCTGCTCGTCGCCCACGTGCTCGACGTTATGAAATGCCAGCCACGCACCCGATGGGAATATAAACCTTGAGTCATTGCCTTGCCAGTGCGCACCGAGTTGTGGGAGCCTCCCCAACCAATACTTTGCTCGGTCGATGATTTCGGTGAGACGTTTGTACTCTCTGCGGAAGATAACGCCGTGCCACTTCGGACTTGAGAGTTTTTGGGCGCGCAGGCAATCGAATATCAGCAGGTCTGACTTGCCGGACCCCTTACCCCCGTCGAGTCCGACATAGTCTTCACCTGCCAATAGAAACTCGTATTGTTTGCCCTGAATCGGTCGCTCATCTGGTAACGCGTCTGGTTGCCAAACGAGCTGATAACTCGCTGGATGTTGTTTGATGTCGGCGGGACTTAGGACGTTCATTTATTTCGTTGCGTCGGAACTATGCAAAATGGAAATGGCTGACCTTCGGGTGTGCTCATCTCAATACTCTGTGCTGGTCTCCCAAAACGATGCTCAAGAAGAGTCCTTGCTGCAAATCCATCTGGTGGTTTGGTGTATATCCTCTCGTTGCCATTGCCGTTTTTCTCTACAACTGTGATGCCATCGGCTAACTCAAAGAGACGCTTCAACACCATCTCCATCCCGCCACGACTTTTCCCCGCTTGGTCGATCAATGCCTTTACTTCGGCGGTTGATTTGTTCAGTATTCCCTTCTTCCGCCCACCACGATGTTCGCCCTTTTTTGAACCCCGTCCCATTGCTACTCTTTGCTACCTTTCCAATCGAAACTGTGTTCGACGCCCGAGTCTGTGCTCGGGAAATAAAAAGACCCGATCACCCACCTTGTGACCGGGCCCTTGGTCATGCCGTGCTAATGCGGTAGAGCACGGTGGACAAATGCCCTGTCGAGCCTTGTCCGTTGGGTTACAGTGTTAATACGCAAAAAATAAAACGACGAGTCAAGAGGGTTTGCTAAATTTTAGCACAAAAAACCCGGCTGAGGTTCACTCAGTCGGGTCGGTTCGATCGATGAACAGAATTTCAGGCCAGACCAGCCGCTTTGATACGCGCAATCGCTCCATCGGGTAACCTTCGTCTGCCACGCGCTTCAAGCCGTGAAATATGGACTTTGCTTTGATAGTTGAGCAGCTTCGCAAACTCCGTTTGAGTTTTCCCCGCCTGATTGCGCAGGCGTTTGAGATCGTTACCAGTCATTGTTTATTCTCCTTTCAGTGAGTTCGATGTTTTGTTGACGCTAACAAGACATTGCCTTAGAGTTCGTTTGATTCATGCCACAAGTCCACGTTCTTCGAGCCATTTGTCTCGCGTTGATTTTGCGAGTTGCAGAACCTGTTCGTTTGACCAGCCTCTACGAACGCAGGAGAACAATTCTCCATTGGATGCACGATAATCGTATTGCACATTCGCGCGTGCTAGATTATCGCTAAAAAATTCATAGTGTTCTTCACCTATGGGACAGGTCGAACAGCCGTGTTTATCTGTTTTCATTGCTCTCACCTTTTGTTGGTTGTATTGTGGCTAGACAAACTTGAATTAGCCCTCCCCGTCGATCTGCGAGCGCACGAGGAGGGGCGGTCAGATTAGCTTGGACACGATTTTTGGCAGTTCATCGTGTTCAATTTCAACCCACTGGCCTAGCAGCCCTCCTGAGACATTGATTTTACCCCGGTACAATATCTCCCGCCGGTGGCTGCGATATGATCCGTACACAGTGACCGCATGATAGACGGTACGGCCACAAATATACGCCGCGCCCTCGTTTTCACAGTCGCCCTGAAACCCGGATTGATCGCGGGTATTCGGTATGATCCACGTACCGTTTCGATTGCCGTATACAGTTGCTAATACTGGTTTCATTTTCGTGCTCCTTCTGTTGGTTTGAGATTGTTTGGTTCCCACCGCCAGAATCCGCAGACGGAGCAGAGAGATCCGCCTGCCTCATTCCGGCGTTTGAGCCAGGCTAGCTGGCGTTTGCAGGGACGGCAGAGCTTCCGTTGCTGTGTGACAGTGAGGGTCATTTTTGTACTCCTTTGTGGGTTGTTACAGTGCATCAATGCGTTGCAGGTCGTACTCTCGGAGTGGTCTGTCTGTTAAAGCAAGCTGACTGTGTTCGTCTCCTCGTGTATTAGCTAGATCATTCAAGCGCGGTTTGATGTAACCGCGCAGTTGTTGATAAGCGACCGCTAGATCCCGGTACGTCGCCCCCGTGCCAGGTGCGACCCAGAGAGTGCCAGATAGTGCCGTCATTGTTGTGTTCCTTATGTGGTTGGAGTGTCAATCTATGTATACCGTCCACAAAAAAATGCGCCACGTTCGATGGCTGCTAAAATTAAACAGCCTGCCTGCTCTGCATCGTTGCCAGTTTAACGGATCGTAAATGATTTCGATATTTTTCCTGCTGATTGTCATTTTCGCTCCTTTGTGGTTTGTGTGTCTATTAGTAGACAATCGTTTCTACGATTTCCCAGCCCACGGGGACGTTGGTAAAACGGTAAACATATCCGTCGCCGCCAATTTTGCGGACGCGATACGCCACAGTCCCAGCTGTCCGGATGCGGTGTGAGCCGGATTCGGAGCAACTACATGGGTGACTCTGCCAGGTGCTATTAGGTGATACAATGGCCCGGCAGTGCTCGCAATAGCATGTGCCAGTTTGATTGTCTGTCATTGTTGTGCTCCTTTGTGGTTTGTGTGTGACCGGATCTCTCCCAATCGTCTATATCTATGTTAGCATATTGATAACTCAAAGTCAAGCGAAATCGGCATCGCTAGATTAAAAATGTCGCTTTGTCAAACTTGGGAAACGCTCTAGGATGCGATAGGCGTGATTAACCGCTCAGGAGGGCTTGATCTCGGGCATCTAACTTCTTGCTTTTGACATCCAAACCCAGATTCAAAATGTATAATAAATCGTCAATCCTTTCCATCGTCCTCTGCGATGGTGTGAGGTGTACCCAATCTATCCCGTCTGCCGCGATTGCAGCGGGATAACCATAGTCGTCTTTTCGTACCTCAAACTGGTTCATTTTCCCTCCGTTTGACTGAGTGGGCACAACTACTCATCAACAGCAGTTGCTTTATATATCCAAATCCCCTGTTTCCCACGCACGGGAATCGCCTCAATAATTCTTGGTTCTACGAGAAATAGTCCCCACCGCCGCGTGTGTTCACAATTAATCAACGCTGCTG